CTATCGAGAAAGGCAGAACGCCCCATTCGCTCTCTGCTCAAATCAGCTATTACAGCAAACTCATTCAAGGAAATGCCGACTGGGAGTATGCCGGAGTCTATGCCGACAAAGCCGTCTCCGGGTTAACAACAGACAGACCGGAATTTCAAAGGATGCTAAGTGATGCACGGGATGGGAAAATCAACATCATCCTTACAAAATCCATATCCCGCTTTGCAAGAAATACGGTCGACCTTTTGGAAACAGTAAGGGAGCTGAAGGATTTAGGCATTGAAGTGCGTTTTCAAAAAGAAAAGATTCATACCTTATCTGAAGACGGTGAGCTGATGCTTTCGCTTCTTGCTTCCTTTGCCCAAGAGGAAAGCAGATCCATTTCCGAAAATGTGAAATGGGGCATCCGCAAGAACTTTCAAAAAGGCATCGGGAATTCCTTTCATATTTACGGCTACCGCTGGACGGGCAAAGAGTTTGTCATTGTTGAGGAAGAAGCAAAAATCGTAAGGCTTATTTACGATAACTTCTTAAACGGCATATCAGCGGAAAAGACAGAAAAGCAGCTCGAAGAGATGGGCGTCAAGTCCTATACGGGCGGCCATTTTGGAAACAACAGCATTCGCCAAATCTTAAAGCAGGAACGCTACACCGGAAATACGCTCTTTCAGAAAACCTACATCGAAGACGGAAAAACCAAGTACAACAATGGTGAACTTCCTCAATATTATGCGAGAAACACCCACCCTGCCATCATCAGCGAGGAAACTTTCAACAAGGTACAGGAAATAAGGCAGAGAAAACGGGAGCTGGGGGCTTTTGCCAATCCGCATATCAAGACATCCGCTTTAACTTCCAAAATCAAATGTACACATTGCAATCGCAGCTTTCAAAGAGCCGGCAAGAAAAACAAGACCGGGCATACAAGGTGCTGGATGTGTGCGACAAGAAAAGCGGGACAGGGAAATCCCTGTGGCACTGGTGATATAAACGAGGAACAGCTCAAGAAAATCATAAGTGAGGTTCTCGACATCGATGAATTTGATGACGAAGTCTTTCTTGAAAAAGTAGATCATATCGATGTCACAGGAAAAGACCATCTGGAATTTTTTATGACCGATGGTTCGCTTATTCATCGCACCTATGCATCCACTGCCAGAAAAGATGCCTGGACACCCGAATACAAAGAAAGATACAAAAGGATAAAGCGAAGCAAAGATACCAACGGTTTAAAAAATCCAGCAACTCCCTATACAGGATTTATCAGGTGTGCCAGATGTGGCAACAGTTTTAGTGGACAAAGGAGAACTCTAAAAGACGGCACAACAGAATATTACTTGAGATGTCGAACGAAGATTAGTGAGTGTCCGTCAAACACTATTCAGGAATCGACCTTGAACGCTTTAGTCTGCGATGTTTTAGGCCTTGATGAATATAGCGAAGAAGCAATGGATAAGGCGATGGATTACTGCGAAATAGCCGATAACATTGTCTCCTTCCACTTTCGCGATGGCCACTTCGAAGAAAGGCACTACGAAGAAAAGAAACGGGGCACGCCCTGGAGCAAGGAACGTCGCAAGAAAGCCTTAAAAGGCATGAAAGAATACTGGAGCGATCCTGAGCACCGCAAAGAAGCAAGCGAGCGCATGAAGAAAATAAGGAAGGAGAAAAAATGGTCAAGTCAGTAACAACAATACCGGCCAAGATAAATAAAAAGACGGCTATGCCCATTGACTCTCCGAGGAAAAGACGAGTCGCTGCTTATGCCCGTGTCTCCACCGACAGCGAAGAACAAGCAACAAGCTATGAAGCTCAGGTCGACTATTACACTAACTACATCAAAAATCGAAAAGACTGGGATTTTGTCAGGGTTTATGCTGATGAGGGCATTACAGGAACGAACACCAAAGACCGTGTCGAGTTTAAGGCTATGATTAACGATGCCTTAGACGGAAAGATTGACCTTATCATCACAAAATCGGTCAGCCGTTTTGCAAGAAATACCGTCGACACTTTAACGACCGTGAGGAAACTCAAAGAGAAAAACATCGAGGTCTGGTTTGAAAAAGAAAACATTCAAACGCTCGACTCCAAAGGCGAGCTTCTCATCACGATCATGTCCTCTCTTGCCCAGGAAGAATCCAGGTCTATTTCTGAAAACTGCACCTGGGGACAAAGGAAGCGATTTGCTGATGGAAAAGTAACCGTGCCTTTCAGTCGCTTTTTAGGCTATGACCGAGGAGAGGACGGCAATCTCATCATCAATCCCGAAGAAGCAAAAAGCGTGAAGCTTTTATATGCTCTCTTCCTTGAAGGACGATCTTGCTACGGAGTTGCTAAAGAGCTGACGGCTCGAGGGATTAAAACGCCGGGCGGCAAAGATAAGTGGAGCGCACAAAGTGTTAAATCAATCCTGACCAACGAAAAATACAAGGGTGATGCCCTTTTGCAGAAGTCTTTCACCGTCGACTTTTTAACCAAGAAGAAAAAGAAAAATGAAGGTGAAATCCCTCAGTACTATGTGAAGAATAATCACGAAGCGATCATTGAGCCTGAAACTTGGGATTTCGTTCAAACGCTCCTTGTGCATGATTACAGGAAATCAAAGAACAGCGTATCCATCTTTTCAGGGAAGCTAAAATGCGAAGACTGCGGAGACTGGTACGGTTCTAAGCTCTGGCATTCCACCAGCAAATATAAGCGCACAATCTGGCAGTGCAACAGCAAGTTTAAAGAAAAATGTCAAACCCCGCACTTTACCGAGGATGAAATCAAAGACGCCTTTATGAACGCCGTGAATATTTTGATGAAAGATCGTGAGCAGATACAAGCGAACTTTCAAGCCATAGAAACCATCGCCTACAGCACAAAAGAGCTGGAGATTGAGCGTGACAAGCTCTATGCGGAAATGGAGTCCATCTCAAATCTCATGGAACAGGCCATTCAAAATAACGCCAGAGTGGCCTTAGACCAGGAAAAGTACAATCAGGAATTTGACGAGATGACTGAGCGTTTTAACGGTGTGAAGAAAAAATATGATGCCATCAATGAGAAGATCGAAGACAAGAAAACCCGGCACATTCAGGCCGGGCGATTTATAAAAACTCTACTAACCGAAGACGAGACGGCAACTTTCAGCCCGCTTCTCTGGCAAAGTTTGCTTGATTATGCCACTGTTTCAAGAGATGGAAAGCTGACCTTTGTCTTCAGAAACGGGATGGAGATTAAAAACCCTACAGACTAATACCAAGCCGACATGCCATTTTCAGGAATTTGACCGCTATTAAGTTTCTCTCTGATGTTACTCATTGCGTGAGATGCGTAGTAATAGTACTCTTCATCATGAGTTGGACGAGGCAGTTCATCCTCTGTCAGCTCGGGCAATCCTTCCTCTTTGCGTGATGCATTTATTGCTTCTCTCAAGTCATTCATACCTTCAACCGTAGCAACATGAACAGAATCTCTTTCTGCCGCTTTTTCGACCATAATCTTTTGTTGATCTGTATATACAGCAATAATTCCAGGATCAGAATCTCTATCATCTTCAGGGTGATATATATAAAGTATTTTGTTGTCAGTTTTTTCTAGTAACTCATAAGTTACCATACATTATTACCTTCTTATGGAATCTTACTCTCTCGAACTAAGCTTCATCCTCGTTCCTATAGGAATCTTAAGATATCTTTCAGTTTACTTATTCACTTTGATCTTCGAACCTTATTTTGCAACATTTCATACAAGAACGGCTTAATAGAATTCAGTATGATTGCCGTTGCTTTCTTCTCTTGCTTTATCGTTCGGAACCTCTTGTTAAACATATCCAGCATAAACTGATAGTCTTCTTCCGGTTTGTAATGATTATATTGAGTCGGCTTGAAAGCACCTATATCATACAAATGCCGTAGTAACTTCCTTGAAAAGAATTCTGATGATAAGGCAAGGAAGCTGTTATTTTCGATGGCGTGAAGCAAATTAAATAGCTGTTCTTTAACTGCCGTTTCCTCATTTAAGTCATCTCGCTCGAATTTTTTAATACACGAACTTCCTATTGGATAAAGCATGTTCCCATTTAGAGTGTTCCTTATTGTGAATAGGTAACGCAGGTTTTCTTTTCCACATACACAAGAGGACTCCAGCGTCTCGTCCTCCTCCCAGTCGAAAATCTCCCATTCAAGCACAGCACTTTCCCAGATTTTCGAATTTGAGTGATCAATGACACGTTGGATAAGATTCTGATAATATGCACTATTCCTATTTACTCTCATGAATCTCCTCCTGCTTGCTGATTACCTCATTTCGCGCGAATCCATGTTTGCACACCCCTAAAAACTTTTGAACACCCCTAAGCGACCGCTCTTTTGCAATCGTTAAATTGTATCAATTCCTGCATTATCATTTCAATGTATATACATTTAATTGAACTATAAAAGTCCTGTTGCAGCGCCTGGAGCGCAATCAGGTTGTCACCG